TGGTATTCTTGCTACATTTTCAGACGTTAGTGTAAATGATCTTACGAAAAATCTTAAACAGAAAAACTTTACTGAAGTACGTAAATGGTGTGTCGATAACTTGGACAATGATTCTTCTGTCTTATTACGTAGGATTTACGATTCTCTTTCAAGTACCTTGGTTTCTTCCTCCATTCCTGCTGCTGTTCTTATACTTGCTAAGTATCAATATCAAGTCGCGTTTGTAGCAGATCAAGAGATAAATATGCTTGCATGTTTAACTGAAATCATGGTGGAGTGTGAATTCAAATGAACACTAAAGATAAAATAGCGCAAGCAAAAGAAAGAATAAAAGAGTTGGAGGTATTGATTGCTGCATGGGAAGCAACATTACCTAAGAGAAAGTTTGGTGAAAAGAATGACCATGTAGAACCTACAATCACCACACCTAATGGTGAGATTAGTGAAACTTTAATGAGTGGTACATTGAGGGATCATTACATGACAGAACTTAGGGAGTATTAATTATGAAGAAGGGATTGAAGACACCTTTAAGATATCCTGGTGGTAAGTCTCGTGCCTGTACTAAGATGGGTCAATACTTTCCCAACCTTAGAGATTATACTGAGTATAGAGAACCATTTCTAGGTGGTGGTAGTGTGGCAATATATGTCAGTCAGATGTATCCACATTTAAAGATTACTGTTAATGATCTTTATGAACCATTAATGAACTTCTGGTCTAATCTCCAGATGTTTGGTGGTGAGTTGTATACTGAATTGAAGAATCTTAAAATTATTAACTGCAATCAAGATTCTGCAAGATGTTTATTTGCAGAAATGAGAGATGTTATCAATGATAAAACTAAGACTGATCTTGAAAGAGCAGTTGCTTTTTATGTTGTAAATAAGTGTAGTTTCTCTGGTCTTACAGAGTCATCTTCTTTCTCAGCACAAGCAAGTGATTCTAACTTCTCTATGAGGGGTATAGAAAAGTTACCTGAATACTCAGAGATAATTTCTCATTGGCATATCAATCAGTATTCATATGAATATTGTTTTAGAACAGATGTGCATGATGGATTGTTTATGTACTTAGATCCTCCTTATGATATTAAGGACAATCTGTATGGTAATAAAGGATCAATGCATAAGAAATTTGATCATGATAAATTTGCTGAAGATTGTACTAATAGTTCAGTATCTCAGATGGTTAGTTATAATTCAGACCAGTTAGTTAAGGATAGATTTAAAGATTGGAAAGCATCTGAGTTTGATCTTACTTATACTATGCGTTCTGTTGGACATTATATGAGAGAGCAGAAGGAGAGAAAAGAGTTGATCATTATGAACTATGAGTCTTAAGGATTACATTGGTCCTAACAGTCCTAAGAAGGATTGGTCAAAGGAAAAATGGTTAGAACATGCTCAGACAATGGTTCATTCTCCTTGGATTGATGATGAGGAGAGGGACTATTGGAGATATAAAATAGAGGAGTTAAGATGAAAAAACTATGGAGGACTTGGAAGTATGCATTGGGTAGCTTTTCTGACGAAAAAACTAGACGCTACGACAACAACGTTGTTTTGGTACGTACTATTATTTTCTTTTCTTATCTCATTACTAACGGTTTTATTATTGCGGGGGTGATTAAACATTGGAATTAAAAGATTGGTTAAATTCTATTAACTTTAATAAGGAAGATTTGTCATATGATATAAAGACATATCCACCCTATGTTATTAACAGATGTCTATCAGGTTTTCTTGATACTATAATGTTTGCTAATGAAATGAATAGGTATCATAACCTAGATAAGGACATGCAATATTCATTTTATCTAAATAGTGTGAGGAAAAGGAAAAGATTTTCTCCTTGGCTCAGAAAAGATAAAGTCACTGATTTAGAATGTGTTAAACAATACTATGGTTATAGTAATGAGAAAGCATCTCAAGCACTGAAAATTCTAGATAATCAACAATTGAACTTTATTAAACAAAGACTTGAAACTGGCGGAACACAATGATTACACAAGAACCACAGGTGAACTGGTCTCCTGATATGATGGTTGAGGTTTTATTAAATGAACCTGATGATTTTTTAAAAGTTCGTGAGACTTTGACTAGAATAGGGGTGGCATCCAGAAAAGAAAAGAAGCTTTACCAGAGTTGTCATATACTTCATAAGCAAGGAAGATATTACCTAGTACATTTTAAAGAACTATTTGCATTAGATGGTAAGCACGCTAATCTTACACCTAATGATGTGCAGAGACGTAATAGAATTACTAAATTACTTTCTGATTGGGGATTAATTAGTATTGTTAATGAAGAATCTTGTTCTGATATAGCACCTCTTAATCAAATTAAAGTTCTTTCCTATAAGGATAAGGGAGATTGGATATTAGAGCAGAAGTATAATATAGGTAAAAAGAATAAGGTACAGGAAACCACACCTGAGTAGAAAGACTTTCGTGTATAATTAGTAATGGATGCCTTAGGGGTCCACTATTAACTAAAGACGCTTACGGAGGTCTATTATGTTTGGTCCGAATTCACTTACGTTGTCTGTTCCCGAGACAGCAAAATACCTTGACACTATTCACAGAAATAGTATAGGTCTAGAGGATTGGATGAGAAGACTTGACAATGCTTTTGAAGCAGGAGATGTCAACTATCCACCCTACAATCTTGTAAAAGAAACTGATACAAGATACAGATTAGAACTTGCTATTGCAGGATTTTCTAAAGATGATGTTGAGGTTACTACAGAGTCTAATAAACTTACTGTAGAGGGAAAACAAAAAGATGCTGATACTGCTGAGTATGTATATAGAGGGTTAGCATCCAGAGACTTTACTAGAACCTGGACTCTATCTGATGATGTTGAAGTCAATGAAGTTGACTTTACAAATGGTTTGCTTACTGTTAGACTTAATAAGATAGTACCTGATCATCAAAAGAGAAAGGTATATGAAATTGCTGGTGGCTAATGACTGATTTTGAACCCCTTGACTTTAAGAAGGAAGGTATTGTATTAGATTACAAAACCGCAGGGGTTGATATAGATGCTGGTAATGAATTTGCAAAGTCTATTCCAATTACCAGTCATGGATTTGGTGGTATGTTTCAGGTTCCTCAAGGATATGAGGAACCTGTTTTAGTGTCTGGAACTGATGGTGTAGGAACTAAAATTAATGTAGCACATGCTATTGATGACCATACAACTATAGGAATTGACTTAGTTGCTATGTGTGTTAATGATATTATTACTTGTGGTGCTAAACCATTATACTTCTTAGATTATATTTCTACTAAAAAAATCTGTTATAGATTGCCTGAGATAATAGAAGGTATTGTTAAAGGATGTGAGATAGCAGGGATGGAATTGATAGGTGGAGAAACTGCAGAGCATCCACGTTATCAAAATAGTATTGACCTTGCTGGATTCTGCACAGGTATAGTAGAGAAAAAGAAAATTATAGATGGTAGAAGTATCAAACCAAGTGATAAAGTTATAGGACTAGCAAGTAGTGGACCTCATAGTAATGGTTATAGTCTTATCAATTATTTGATAGAAAGACTTAAGATAAAGGTTGCAGATTATCCAGAACTACTTACCCCCACTACCATCTATGCACCAGTAGTTAAGACATTGTTAGAAAAATTTGATGATATATATGGTATGGCTCATATTACAGGTGGAGGTATACCAGAGAATTTGCCTAGATGTTTACCAGAAGGGCTTAAAGTTGATATAGATTATAATGCATGGCCTGTCCCAGAAATCTTTAAGAAGATTCAATTGGAAGGTAATGTAGATGAGGAAGAAATGAAGAGAGTATTTAATCTTGGTATTGGATACTGTCTAGTTGTTCCTGATAATATTATGTACTATGTTATGGACGTCATTAGAGCAACTTCAGGTATTGAATGTTGGCAAATTGGCGAAATTATGCTAAAATAACACGGAGGTATTAAAAAACCATGGCTGTAAAACTTGCTGTATTAAAATCAGGCGAAGATGTAATCGCTGATATAAGAGAAATGATGGTAGGAGATGAAGATACTCCTGCAGAACAAAAGAAGGTTGTTGGATATTATTTCATCAAACCTTGTGGTGTAACCTTAAAGAACAAGGCTATTGATGTTAATGAATCTGCAGATGATTCATTTGAACTTAAATTATTTCCTTGGTGTCCTTTAGCTAAGAATGATGCTATCCCTATGAGTACTGAGTGGGTAGTTACTTTAGTAGATCCAGTGGATAAACTAAAGGAAATGTATGAGACTGAAGTACTAAACAAATTTAAAGATCAACTAAAAGCAAAAGAGGAAGAAAATGCAAGTGAAAGTGCTAGTACTGACGACAAATCGGATTCTAGTAAGTCAGATTGAGGAGGTTGCTCCTCTTGATATTGGAGATCCTAATTGTAAATTAATTGAACCATTTTTATTAAATGAGGATGGCACTTTGTCTCCTTGGTTAATAGATGTTACAAATGATAATGAATTTATGATGTCTTCTGATAAAATATTAACATTGGTTGAGGCTAAACCTACACTCTTAGAGAAATATCAAGACCTTCTTAAATGAAATTTTATACCAATGTGCAATTGATTGGGAACAAGTTCCTAGTCCGTGGTTATGATAATGGTAAGCATGTTCAATTTAGAGAGGAGTATACTCCTACTCTATTAAGAAGTATCAGGATGTAGAGAACTTTAAAATATACGGTAATGATAGATATGTTTCTCAATACATATCTGATATGTATCCTGAAGAGGAGATTAAGTTTGACGTATCTAAGATTAGATTAGTTACTCTTGATATTGAGGTTAAGTCTGAGAATGGATTTCCTGATCCTGAAGCAGCAGCAGAGGAGATACTTCTTATATCACTCCAAGATTATAATACTAAACAGATTATAACTTGGGGTGTAAAACCATTTATTAATAAGCAGAAGAATGTAACTTATATTGAATGTGGCACTGAACATAAACTCTTAAGTCTTTTCAT